TGCCCGATTCGGATATGGACCGCGTGTCGATGTAGAACACGCCCATCGGCAGCCACTCGCTCGCCTGCGTCCCATCGGTGAGCCGCACATAGACCTTCAGCTCCGCCATGCGCGGGATGGTCGCCTTCGGGAGCAGCTCTGCCGTCAGCTCGCCCGCCACGCACGCGCCCACCGCGGGCGCGTCGCCGGAAAAGAGGGCGGAGGAGAGCCGCATCGAAAAGCGGTCGCCCGCGCCGTAGCTCACGCCGCCGACGTCGAGCCGCCATTCGCACTCGTGCAGCGGTGCGGCGAGCAGCTGCTTGTATAACGCGCTTGTCGTCTGCATACGTCACCTCTCGATCAGGCTGAAGGATGTGCCTTCCCAGTAGGTCACGCCGTCCATCGTCATTTGAGTGGTAGCTTCCACGGACGATCCATAAAACGTTCTTGTCGTCACACCGTCGATCGGGTCAAGATAGGTGACCTCGATCAGCTGCGGAAGCAGCGCATTATTCAGGCGGATCATGGTTTCCGTATCCATGCGCCGGCACTTGATGGAGAGCTTTCGCTTGACGGCTATCCGGCTGCGATGCATTATGCCGTCCATCGTCCGCGCCGACTTCTCGCTATCCAGATCGTTGCGCGACCAGATGATGCCTGACTCCGGCAGCAAATGCGTAAAATCCGTACTTCCTATTTTGAAAATCGCTGTCATATCACACCTCACACAGGAACAAAGCTCGTGCCCTCCGCTCTGGACAGATCGGAGGCAGACTTCCGCAGGACCTTGGCAAGCACACGATCGTTCACGACCAGGACCTTACCTTCCCGTACCGCATCGAGGATCGCCTGCAGGAGCTGTGTATTCGCTCCGGTCTCCTCGCGGTAGATCTGTCGGAGCAGCGCCTCCGGCGTTTCAATGTTCGTGCCGCTCTTCTGGTCGCCAAGCACGGCCATAAACTCACGGTTGGGCGGAATAACGGCGCCGGTCGCCAGGCGAGGCAGCTTCTTCTCGGAAATGGACGGAATATTTATGCCAAACGATTTACCGCCAATGCCAGGCACCCAGCTCGGCACATCAAAGCTGATCTTATTGATCTGCCGGATCAGCCAGTTCAGCGCACGGATGACCGTGTTGACAAAACTTTCCACAAGGATGATGTCCGCATTGATGAGGTTCTTGAACACCTTCTTCAAGCCCTCAAATGCAGACTTCATGTCCCCCGTAAAGACGCCTTTGATGAACTGGACCAGTCCGGAAAAGACGCCCTTTATGCTGTCGATAAACTCGCCGAGGTTTCCCGTCCACGCGAGCATTGCCGTAACGATGCCCGCGATGGCAGCGATCATCAGCGGCACCCACGAACCCGTCAAAACGGAAATGCCAAGCCCCGCGGCCAGCAGGCTGGTGATCAGCATTAAAACGTTTTTTAGGTTGACGCCGTTTTTCTCTATGTCGCGGAACGCCGTGACGATCAGAGCTGCACCGGCGACCGCAAGGCCGATACCCGCCCCCACCTGTCCAAACGCCAGCGCGAGGCCTCCGACCAGAGCGCCCGCGCCCGCGAGTATCTCGAGAAAATTTGTCCAGTCGATTCCGTTTTCCCATGCGTCCTTCAGGCCGTCGTACATAAGCAGAAGGCCGCCGACAGCAACTGCAACACCGGCGATCTTCGCTGCGATCAGGCCGAGATTGCCCGGGAGCGAGTCAGATACCTTCCATAAGGCAAGGCCCGCACCGATCAGAGCGACGTCTCGGGCGATATTGCCCATTCGCTCCGATACGCCGTCAAGGAACGAGAAGTCCGGAGCGATCTCTTCCGACGAAGATCCTCCGGACGAGCCGGAAGAAAGCTGATTGATCTCATCGAAGGCCGCCAGAGATTTTCCCGCATTCTTCGCCGCCTTCCCCGTACTGTTGAGCGCCTTCGTCTGCTTACTCAGCGCCCTTGCGGAAGCTGCAGACGCCGCAAGGCTTTTGCCGGAAACGGCCGCGACGAGCTGCGCGATTTTCGCCACAACTGCAGTAAGCACCTGTACCAACGTGACAAATGCTGGGATCAGGATATCAACCAACGGCTGTACCAGCGTCAGCAGCGCGCCCTTGAGCTGCGCGATAGCGGCCGCCGCTTCGGGGCTTGCCTTGATAACGTCACCCGCCCAGTTGCGCAGTTTAGAGAGGGCTTGTGTAATGACAGTGAATACCAGAGCGCTGCGAACGACCGCCTTAATCCGCTTGGAAAAGGCATCTGCACTCTTGGCGGCCTTTTTGACTCCGGCGTTCATCTTTCCGGCATTTTTCCCGGCTTCCGCCAGATAAGCAGCAAGCCCGCCGGCCTCTCTCTTTGCAGCCTCAATCTCTCGGTCTGCGGTCGTAATCGTTGCGTTGTAACGGTCGATCCGATCGTTGACCTGATCCCATCTGTACTGGAGGGAAGCGACCGTTTCACTCTGCTCCTTGATAACATCAGAGGATGCGCCGCCACTCTGGAGCGCATCAAGCTTTTGCTTTGCTCCGTCCAGGGCGGCACCGAGGTCAAGCGCCTGCTTCTCCAGCGGCAGCTTCGCCTGCTTCGCCTGATATGCCTTTTCGTTGAGCCGATCTATTTTCTTTTCCAGTGCAGTCAGCTCTTTTTGTGTCTGCTTATCGTCAAGTTCCGTGTCGAAAACAATGGAACCGTCAGCCATGTAATCACCTGCTCTTCAAAAATTCTTGACAAATGCGCATTCAATGCGTATAATAATATTGTCAGGAGGGGATAAAATGAAACAGACCGATTTGTTGAAACGATTCTATGCAAAAGGCTGGTGGAAGCTCCGCGAAGGAGCGAACCACATCATCATGACAAACGGGACTGACATCGAACCTGTTCCCCGCCACAAAGAACTTAACGAGCAACTTGCCAAAGCCATCATCAAGCGCCGTGAGCTTTAAGGAGGTTTTTCCATGAAACAAGCTTATCCCATCATTCTGACGCCCGGCGAGCACGGGTACGCCGTTTCTGTCCCCGACCTTGAAATCAATACCGAGGGAGACACGATCGCCGACGCAATTTTTATGGCAGAAGATGCCATCGGTCTTTGGGGCATCACTAAGCAGGACCTGAAAGAACCTATCCCCGCACCGTCCGAGGGCTTGCCCGTTTGCGAAAAGGGTGAAATTGCCACATTTGCTGTCGTGGATTTTGACGCCTACCGTCGTGCAAACGATATGCGCTCCATCCGAAAAAACGTGACGATCCCAAGCTATTTGAACGATCTCGCCGAGAAAGCGGGAATCAGTTTTTCACAGGTCTTGCAGGATGGATTAAAAATGCGCCTCGGCGTACAATAAGTTCCCTGTGCGCCGCCCTCTTCGGAGGGCGGTTTTTCATATCCATTTCTGGATGATGCTCTCCTCGACCTCCGAGTACCGCATCTTCAGGTCAACCACTTCCCTGTTTTTGCTGTAAAACTCTCTGTCCGCTTTGTCCTTCAGCTTGCCCTTTGCCTTGAGATCGCGGATCCGGACGATCTGCGCAAAATAGCAATCCCCGATCTCGTAGTAATACGAGAGGAATGACCACCAGTGCAGATATTCCACCGCCCGCAGCTCTCTGCCGGCCACGCGGTTGATCGGAGCGATCAGGAGCGGAAAGTCCTGCTCCCAGTCCATCAGCTTCGCGGTCTTCTGCTGTTTTTCTTCGCTGCCGCCGTTGATAAACCAAAAACATTGCCGGACCGCTTCCGTAAAATGCTCCTCCGGCATCCGCCGAAAATCGATGTAGAAAATGCCGAGCAGCCCGATCCCCTTTTCTTCGTTTGTCAGGTTCGGATCGGAAAGCACCGCAAAGATGTCAAGGATCGCGCGATAGTCCGTTTCGATGGCGTACTCCGTTCCGCCCACCGTCACGCAGCGCGGCAGATCGTACATCATCGGTGGTACTTCTTCGTATACTTGGCGAGCTTTTCGCTGTGGAACGCTTTTTCGCGCTTCACACCCTCGTCCAGCTCGTCAATGATGGCGAGCATGAGGTTCATCCACACCGGCGTACCACCGGCAAGCGCGTATACGCTCATGCTGCCGAACAGCGGCTCGCAGACAGGCTTTCCGAACACACCGTCGATAGTCTCGCGCATCTGTGCGTCAAGCTGCTTGAGATAATCAAAGGTTTCTCGCGTGGAAAGAGCCTCAATATCTGCCGCCCTGCTGTTCTGCTTCTCCTTGAGGGCATCGAATGCGGTATACAGTTTGTCCGCAAAGGCGGGGTCAGCAGGATTGAAGAACACGCTGCACTTATCGTTCAGCTTGTATTCCTGTACGCCGGAGTCGATCGTTATTTCTTTCATTGCGTCCTCCTAAATCGCGAGGGGGAGGCTCATCACCTCCCCCTCAGTTGTCAGGCAGCGTCTGCGGTAAACGTGACGCCGCTGGCACTCTTCGAAACGGTGCCGAGCGTACGGTTGCCGCCATATGTGACCTCGCTCGAAATGCGGAGCTCCCCGCCGCCCTCGCCGCCGATACTGGTCACCTCGATCGCGCAGGAGTCATAGCGCTCGGCAAACTTTGCCTCGCCGGAATCGGCGTAGTAGTGGCCGATCATCATGTCCTGGTTGGCCAGCGCCTGTGCGTCATGATCCTTGACCGCAAGGTTCCAGATCTTGACTACCGCAGCATCGCCCGCATCCAGCGGGATAGGATCGAACGGCTGCGTTACCGTCGGCTTCTTCATGGTCGTGAAGGTGTTGCCGATGATATCCTTCTTGCTCTCCTTCTCCCAGTCCATTTCGACGTTGGACTCTTCCACGCGCTTACCGATCGCGCTCCACACGGGAGCGGCCTTGGTACCGGTATTGAGGTAAGCGATGAGGAGCTCACGGTCGATGGTCTGGCCTTCAGGAGTGCTGAAAACTAAATCTGCCATTATGCATTCACCTCATATCGTTTTGTAAAAAGCACAGAGAGCTGCACCATGTAGGTACCTGTCCCCTCTGCGCCGGCTTCGCAGAGCACACCGTTCTGCGCGGTGATACGCTCTGCACGCGGAACATCGCCGAACACGGGCGCCTGCCCTGTCACCGATTGCTCCTGCACCCATTCCTGAAATTCGGCTACCCAGTCGGCATTGATGGTAGCGCCCGTATCGTCTCCGGGTGCTTTTTCAAAGACGTAATACAGGCCGAAATTATACTGGTTGACTACGGTCGACGCGCCGAGGATGTCTTTCTTTCGAGACACCTCGACAAGCCCGCTCGGAAAGATGCCGCCATTAGACGGGACCTTATCCGTGTAGTCCACCTGAAAACCATGCAGATCCGCATAGCCAGGATAGGTCTCGATCCAGCTTCGGATCTTCTGTAAAGCGGTCATTGTTTTCTCCTCCGGACATACTCTTGGACTTCCTGCGCGATCACCTCGCCCTCGGCCGCTCCCAAAACGGACCTGCGAGCGGATTTTTCTCCGTCTTGGTGTACTGAAGGTCCTTATCGGTCACACGTTTTGGCGGAGGTCCCACCATAACCTTCCCGTAATACTGGTAGGCAGCATAAGGACCTTCTATGCGGATCTTAGTTGGGCTGACGATGCTCTTTAACTTCGTAGACAGCGCGCCATGTCGATATGGCATATAGCGCGTGATCCGACGGTCAATGCAGGATGTGACAAATCTCTGCACCTCTCCGGATTTTCCCAATCCGTGTGCTTCGAGGATCCTCTCGGCAGGCTTCATGTTGACCTTGACCCTGATCATCCTCCCGCCTCCACATGAACGAGCTGCCCATCCCAATACTTGGGATCGACATACTTCACGACGGCCAGCCCCGATACCTTCGTTGGTATCAGGGCCGACCATTCCGCGCGATCCTTAATGTCATCGCCGACGCCAAGCAGCACCTTGTCCTCAACAAAGACATTTTGCGTGGCGCCCGGCACGATAAGCAAAAAGGAGTTTGTTTCACTGCTTCCGGTCTTTTCCACATTGTGGTTCTTCCGAAATTCGAGAAATGCGCGGTCGATCACCGTTTTCGTGTAGTGCGTATCATCCACTCTGTGATAGACCGTTACCGTCTGCCTGCACAGCAGGTCATACTTGATAGGGCATTTTCTCATCGGTCACGCCCCCCTGAAGATGTCCAGATGCCTTACCGCCGCAGCATAGAGGTTCTTGGACAGGGCTTTTGCCGAGAGGTCGACAGCGCCCGCAGAATAATCCATGGACACGCTGCCGATCTTCGCGGATGACACCGGCCCGCCTTCACCGCTGCACGCAGCGTCATAGCGATAGAGGATCTCCGCCATGTCCAGGACGGCACGGTCCTCCGAAGTCATACCGGACGCCGCATCTACTGCTCCGGCGTCCGGATCCGTGACCGTATAGATGCGCTTGTAGCGGCGCAGCTGCGCTGCGGCTTTCGCCGTATAGCGTGTGTACGCCACCTTGTCCGGAATAATATCCCCGTGATTGAGTAGGTACTCCTCATGGCTCGGCAGCATCACAGGCCTCCTTACTGGTCGTCCTGCCCCGCGTCCGAACCGGCGCTCTGCCCCGCGTCCGGATGGCCGTCCTTCAGGTGAGTCTTCAGCTTATTCTTGGAGGTAAACTCCTCGCCGCACACAGGGCAGACATGCTTAACGGCCTCCTTCGTGGCCTGCGGGGTGGGGTCACCCTTCTCGATCAAACCAACGATCTTCATACGCTTCCTCCTTACGCGATGCCCTTATGCAGGTAGATACCTGCGGTCTTGTTCTCGTAGGCGTCGGCAATACCGACCTTACGATAGCCGAACTTATAGCCGTCGGCGGTCTGGTTCTGCTCGGGCGTGATGATCTTGGGCGCGACGTGCTTGGTGAACTGGATGACGGCGGGCTTGTGAATGATCATGAAGTTGATATTCTTCGCCGCCGCGGTCTCCATTTCATACAGGCCCTCGGCCTTGGGGTTGGAAGTGGGCGTCTTGGCTTCGAAGGAGCCGTCGCTCTTCTTCTCGTAATAGGTCTTGCCGCTGGCAGCCGTGGTATCGCTGGTCAGCTTGTAGGTCGCAGGCGCCTTGATATAGCCGCCGGCGGCCTCGGTGTCCTTGCCGGACTTCTGCGCGATCGCGGTGTAGAAGCGGGTCTGCGGAACCTTGACGATCTTGGTGAAGCTTTCAAGGACCTCTTTGGACTTGGTGGTGTCCAGATCCTTGATCATGCCAAGCAGAGTCGGCGTGATGTAGAGATAACGCTGCTCCGCAGGAACCTCATCCTCGTCCATGGTGTTCACGCCGGCACGCAGCGCTTCGACCACGCCCGCCCCCGTCGAAAGAGCCGCGGCCTCCGCTGCAGAGATGCCAGGAATACCGGCATAACAGGCGAAGCGGAAAGCGTCCTCCTCGGGAGTGACCTTCGTGCGGATGAACTCACCCGCCAGACGGCCAAAAGCGATGCCGGCCGTTTCGAGGTTGTCCATATAGTCCACGTTGAACATACGGCCGCGGTCGAAGTTGCACTTGACCGTTTCGTTGGTCAGCGTGACGTCGCCGTCCACATAACCGCTGTTGCGGGAATAGTCGGCGAGGCCCTGCATATCGAGTTTGGGGATGATAAGCTCGTTGGCGTTGGCTCCGGCCTGCACGAGCGTAGGCGCGCCGTCCAGATCGGCGGTCAGGGACGCAGCCTTATAGACCTCGTCCAGAATAGGCACAAATCTCTGTGCAAGGGTAATTGCGTTAGGCATTTTTCATTTCTCCTTTTCATTCTACGGGGAGGCCGGCAGCAGCACGCAGCACGGCATCCTCCGCGGTGTACTTGCTTGTGTCATACTTCACGCCGGTACCGCCGGCATACGGGGGCGGGTTCTGATCGCTCTCGAAGAGATAATCGTTATCCGTCTTGAGCTTCTCAATGGCTGCTTTGATATCCGCCTCCTGGTTCTTGCTGGCACGCAGGCTTTTGAGCGTGTCCTCGTCGAGCAGCGCGGCGATGGCCTTGGCGTTCTTTCCCTTGGCAGCGGTAATAGCATCCTTGATGCGTCCATCGAAGGCCATGCTGTCAAGCTTCGCCTGCCATTCCTTGTCCTTATCGGACAGCCGCCCCTGCAGCGTGGTGATCTTCCCCTGAAGGTCCTTGACGTCAACGCCCTCGAACGCTTTCAAGCCATCCTGCGCGGTCTTGAGCTGGTCCTTGATGGCGTCATAGTCGGCAAAGGGCTTCTTGGCAGCCTCAATATCCTTACCGTTCTCGTCCATGATGGCGTCGATGACCTCCTTGGGGAGCTGGGCCTCGCCCACTTTGAAGTTCTGCAGAAATTCGCGTTTCACTATGATCTCCTCCGCTATGCTTTGGTGTCGGTGGTCGCGTCACCTGCGGCGCCCTTAATTTGTACGTCCTGGGCGCGGACAAAAATGGGTATGAAAAAAGCAGCCTCTCAGCTGCTTCAGTCATTGGATTGTGCATGAAAAAACCGCCCTCTTCCGAAAGCGGTTCAATCTTCGATTATTTCAAAATACTTCTTCGGATATGCATACCACTCACCAGACCGGTCTTTCACGCCGATCAGCGATACCGTGTCCTGAAGCGTCTGCGCCTCATATACCTCGCCGTTTCGGATCTCAGCTGCATCCGGCCCTGTGTATTTCACTCTGAAGCTATTCATTCAGATACCACCTTTTGGATTAAATCTCCAGTTCCGTACACACGTCTGCAAGGGTCTGCCCTGAGATAAAAGGCGTATTCATAGCCTTATCGACGGAGTCAACTGATATCTCAGCGCCATCATAGCACAGGGAGATGTCAGCGCGGCTGAATGGGCAGATCACGCCGTGCTTCCCCCGATATTCAAAATCGATGTCTTGTGTCAGCCCATCGATCAGGCTTCTCATGTCCTGCGCATTCATAGGATATCTCCGTTCTCCCTTCTTTCAGATTCCGTTATTTCCCTTGCGGGCCGTCCGCTTATTTGACCGTCCTTCCAGATCACATCATGCGCATGCTCCCCGCGCGTTCCGTACGGGTGCCTTTTGGGATTGCCGTGCGGCCCGTTGCTCACCTGTCTGCTCAGGCGTCCATCTGCATCATAAAACAATCTATCCCGCTGGGTCCCACGCTGCGATACCGTGTCAAGGACGGCGTTCGGCATAAACTTTTGAGGAATATTGGTGTGACCTTTATTCGTCCAGTCATCCGTAACCACAACAGTGCCGTCCTTATTGTACCGCACGGAAGAATACTTTTCAAATGTTTTTCGGGCTTCGTTGGCCTGTTTCCTTCCAAAGCCCTCCGTGTAAAGTCGGTCGTCCTGTGTCCTGAAGCCCGCCGCCCTGCAAAAGCGTTTGTACTCTTCACTGCGGATACGCAGTTTGATTTGGTCCTGCTGCAGCCGCACCTTGTCGCCGGCAGCCTCATCCACGAAGATACGGCGCTTCTGAAGCCGGATAGCGCGTTCAAGCCTGCGCTGCAGCTGTGTGGCTTCATAGCCGCTGTAGTGGCGTCCGCCATAGGTAATGCCGGCAGCGTTGCCGTCGCGGAACTTCTGAAGCTCTTCCGGCGAATACTGCGGCTTACTGATGCCGAGGATAATGGGGAATGCCGCGTGACCGCAGTTGAGCGTTCCAATGCGGCGGACAAGGCTGTTATTGAGCGCGGTATATTCGGCATCGCTGTACTGCTTTCCCTGAATCGGCTCATGGTCCGGAGCGCTGTTCGCATGCGCGGAGATCTCCCAGCCATCGGCGCCGAGATCGTCATGCGTCTGCTGGCTGATCTGTTCCTGCATCAGCCCCAGACCGCCCATGACATTGCGCCGCACAGCAGCTTCCAGCGACGTGTGGACGCCGCTCTCATAATCGATCACCCGCACGCCGTTCTTCGCAAGGTTCTGACAGGCCCGCCGGATGGCGGTATTGTAATCCGCCGCGCCGGTGCTTACCTGCTGAAACGCAAAGTCCATGCTGCTCCTGTATGCCTGCTGAAGCGGAAGCGCTCTGCCGAACGGATCGACCATGCCGAGCGTTTGCGTGAAGTTTGTGAGATCTTCCTGCGCCAGTTTTACAACGGCGTCGTTCTGCGCGAACGGAACAGCCTGTACCTGCGGGAATTGGCTGAGGTCATACCGGTACCCGGTCTCCGCAGCCTGTGTCAGAAGCCGCCGCAAATCGCGGTGTGAGACCTTCAGGAGCTTGCGAAGCTGCTTCTTGATCTCGCGCTGCGACACGCCGAGCTGCTGCATCTTCCATATCTCGTATGCCGCCGAGCTCGTAAGCTGCCCTGCAGAAGCAATGCGGCGGGCAATGTCAGCAAGCAGGTACTCGTTTATCGGGTCGGCGATCTGCATCGCTGCATCGCGCAGCGCGGCAATCTGTTCGGCGTTCAGCATTACTCATCATCACCGCCGTCATCTCCCTCCGTGGTATCCGGCATATACTTTTGCCTGATCTTCTCGAGATCCTCCGGCGTTTCCCATGGAATATTGAACTTCCATGCCAGAGCGATTTCCGGCCTGAGCATGCCGGCAGACACCATCGCCATATAATCGCCCCACGCTTTATCCTCGTCGTAGAGAATACCGTTGCCCCAGTCGATCGACAGATCCTTTTCCGAATCCGCTGCGGCGCCGGAGCAGACCTTGTACATCTGGCCGAGGGTAAAACAGGTCTGCAGCGCCTCCTTCACGGCATCCGACCACATTTCCTGAAAGTCCTGGATCGTGAGGTTGTAATCACCGGCGCTGCTGGTCACCTCGGTCGCCGTGCGCTCTGCGGCTTCGACTTCAGACAGGATACCGCGCTTCAGTCCGATCATGGTTTCCGCTGCCTTCAGATACGCATTCTTGCGGTTCAGGAAGCTCTCATCACGAAACTCCGGAGAGAAAATCGTAACACCCACGCTGTCCGGATCATCGTCCAGGCCGACAAAAAGATTGTCCTGCAGGCGCTTCTTTCCATCCTTTCCGGTACGGAGCAGATCAGCGCTGGCGATGATGCGGGATTCGCCACGTTCAAACTCACCGCTGAGCTGGCGTTCGTTAGTGTTGATAAGATGGATCAGACCGGCAGCCGGAGCATACACAGAAGCGCCGTCTTCGGAACCGTCCACGCAGTTTTCAACAGGGCTCTTGACCGGAATCAGGCCGATCGAGCCAACAGGCTGCGGGAAGGTGTATTCCGGCACGAGCAGCTCGTACTTATCCAGCGTATCGAGGGGAACCTCCACGCCGAGCGTAGAGCGGTCGGCAGCCATGAAGAGCTTGTTGATGATCGTCAGGTACCCGTTGGCATCCACCGTGCGGCGTTCCAACAGCGTAAAGTATCGCCCGCCGGACTCCGTGTTTTCCTGCAGACCGATATCCGTGATCCTGTCCTCGTCGTTACGGCCAAGCACGAGATAGTTCCGGCGCTGGATAACGTTGAAGCGCACGCTCTTTGCGTTGGGGTCGAAAAGCGGCTTCAGGAAACACTCGCCGCCGATCAGAGCCTGCTGCACTGCCTGCTTGCGTCGCTTGTCGAGCCCCAGCAGCACGGCTGCAATGAAATCGGATTGTACGGCATTCTTCGCCGGAGCTGCCGAATACTCCGAAAACGTGGTCTTATAGAGCTTGTTGACGATGACAAAGGGAATGCGCTGGCACGGATCCTCTTTATCCGTCACCGTGCGATCATAGTACAGGCTGTACCATTCTTTGATCGCCTCGCGCATCTCAGCGGTCGTGATGTCTTTGGCATTGAAAACCTGTTCAAAGCTCTTAAGCTGATTGTCGAGCAGAGCAGACAAGATGCTCACTGTTTGTTCACCTCTTTCGCATTGATGGTAATGCGTCCAGCCCGGCGCATAGCATATTCAAGGCCATCGATATATGCCTCCAGCTTTGCGATCGTGACGGCCTGCTGCTGAAGCTTCGCTGTCAGCCTGGCATTCTTCTCCATCAGATCGTCGCGGCAATACGCCGGAAGGAACCGCTTATAAAGCCATTTCTTAAACTTGCTCATTGGCCTCTCCTCTTCCAAACCTTGTTCGTGGCATAGCGCACGGCATCGATGTGGTGATTTGCCGCATCGGGATAGCCCTGCAGCACTTCGCCGGTCTTTGGGTCGCGCTCGTACTCGTATTCCGTGAACTCCTTCACCGTGTCCTGGCAGCGAGCCGGATCAATGACAATGCTTGCCAGAGACTGCAGCCACTTCATGGAATAATTCACGCTGCCCGGGCCCTTCTCTGCGCCGCGGCACAGAAGGCCGTACTCGCGGTAATCGCTGATGCTCTTCTCTTCTGCGCTATCGGCAATGATCAACTCATCCTCATCGATGCGCTCCTTGACCAGAGCAGCTGTGTCTCGGTTACTGGTGCGGCGCCGTGTCAGATCGTCGAATAGATACAGCATCCTGCGCCCGGCGTCATAATGCACGCGGTTAAATGCCCACGGATCAGGGAACCAGCCCCAGTCAACGCCGGAAGTAATGCGGTCAAACCTTTTGATCTCCTCGTCGGTGATGGCGCGGATCACAAGGTTCTCGAATACCTGCGTACCGCTGCCAACGACCTCACCGAGATACTCATGCCGATACGCCGTTTCACTCGTTTCCTTCAGGTGCTCGGCGTCAGCGATGAAGCGCGGGCCGAGCCACTCCACCGGCGTGGTGAGGTACGTGCTGTGATGGACCAGCTTTCCGGTCTTTACCTCAAGCACGTACTGGTTCGCCCAGTTACGCGCCATTGCCGGCGGGTTGAACGACTTGAAGCACATGGAATACTCGCCGCCTCGGAAAAGCGACTGCTCCACGTTTCGGATCTGCTCAGGGCCGTCAAATTGATCGAGTTCTTCAAACCACGCAATGCCTATATAGCCGAAGGAAACCTTGATCGATTTGACCTTGCCGGGATCGTCCAGGCCAAAGAACATGATCTTCTGACCGGTTTTGATGTAGGTACACTCCATCGGGCTCACCGTACACCGGAACTTATCAGACAAGCCCAAGGCCGCAATAGCCCAGCAGATCTGCGCATACACCGAGGTACGCAATGTATTGCCGACCTTTCGGAACACGCAGGCATGGACCTGCGGATGCTTGAGCAGCTCAAGGACGACCTCAACCGATAGGAAGCTCGACTTGGCGGATCCTCGCCCGCCTTTCTCGATCAGCTCATTGACGGCCCCAGCCTTTACCGCACGGTGCGAATCAACGAAAGCCGGCGAGATGATCTCGGACAGTCTATAGGTCATCAATGATCTGCACCTCTGCTTCTTCGGCCTTGGCACTGTCGCCGAGCAGATCGACGATAATCTTCGCCGCTCTCGCGTCACCGGCAGTAGCGGCGTCTATCAATCCGATGATCATGGCCATCTGGTTGTCAATGTCCTCCGGATCGACCTTCTTTCGCTCGATCCTGCTCCACTTCCGCCGATCCGAAACAGGCAGCGAAAGGTACAGATCGGCGGCCTCCTTCAGACTTCTCTTGCGGCGCCGTGCCGCGCCGGACGCGATGCCGCCGGCAGAGCGTATAGTTCTCTGTTCTTCCTCTGTTCGCTGATTGAACGGGATAAGGTTCTTTTCATTCGACACGTCACCACCTCTCTTACGGGAACAAAGCAGCAGAGGAGCCATTTTCTCAGCTCCTCTGCCACGATCCATGATAATACTATAGCACGGTTTTTTGGCTCTTGAGTATCATCTTTCATCAAGAAGCCCATAATTCTTTGCTACTTGCCTAATAAAATCACCGTGCCACCGCTTCACTGTAGCAATCCCGCATGGTACCTGCTGCGCGGCTCCCTCCAACGTATGTGTACGCTGCCAGAACACCATGCTGATCACGGCAAGACGCTGCGTGCCGTTTTCGTATCGCGCGGTCTGGTCGATCGCCAGACGAACAGCTTCATACTCACGCTGTGCCGTCGGCGCCAGCTCTCGAACGGCCGTGTCCTCCGTGGTGCGTGACGCTGCCCCGCCGCCCGGCATGCCGTTATAGTTCGCCGTCACCGATGCACTCTGCAGATCGTCGTGCTGCTCCTTCAGAGCGGGGTACCCACGGATCATGCTTTTCACATAAGGCCACCAGCCGTAACGAGGTCTGCTCATTCAATCAGTCTCCTTG